TATTGAAAACAGTCTTACTACACTTGGTAAGTCTGATCCCGTTGGAGATATGAACCGCGAATTGTGGAATTCGGGTTCCGATAAAGACAAAGAGATTGCTCGTAAACAAAAACGCAAACTCTCTTACTACAGCAACATCTATGTTGTTAAGGATCCCGTAAACCCTCAGAATGAAGGTAAGGTATTCCTGTTCAAGTTTGGTAAGAAAATCTTTGACAAAATCATGGGTGCTATGCAACCTGAGTTTGAAGATGAAACTCCTATCAATCCGTTTGATTTCTGGCAAGGTGCAGATTTCAAACTGAAGATCATGAAGAAGGATGGTTATTGGAACTACGATAAGTCGGAGTTTGCAAGTCCTGGAACTCTTGCTGGTCTTGACGATGATGATCTCGAAGGTGTATACAAGAAAGAACATTCTCTGAATGCATTCACAGATCCTTCCAACTTCAAAACCTATGAGGAACTCGAAAAGCGTCTCAACATGGTTCTGAAAGGTCGTCCTCAAAAGAAAGTTGACATGGAGACCATGGAAGATGAAGAAGAGGAAGTTTATTCTGCTCGTGTGGAATCAGTTTCTCCTTCCATTTCTGATGTGAGTTCTCGTCCTCGTCGTGATGAAACTGAGGATGAACAAGATACTCTCAGTTTCTTTGCAAAACTCGCTGAGTTCGACGAAGACTGATAAACTTAAAGGGGGTCTTACGACCCCTTTTTTATACCTCTTCTGATATTCTATATCCTTCTTGAGTTATCTTATACGTTGTATCATACTTCATGAGATCAATAAGTTCTTTCTCCATCAATGAAAGATAATTTGATCTTGGTAGTTTGATCTCTCTCTTCAATTCATTCAAAGCATATTCATAATCTCTATATGTAACTTTAACAAGGGTATCAGCAGTTGCAACTCTTTCTACTCTAGAAGTTATAACGCCATTTGTCTTCTCTATATTATAGATATACTTTCTTGTCCAGTTTTCATATCTTAAAAATTTAATTGTATACTCTGGGAATAATTCATATTCAGTTGGTTTATCAATGGTGATTGTGTTGCCATTGATCTGAGTAATTTTTGTTGAAGATTGAATGTCAAGAATGTCACCGACCATTAAATTCTCTACGCTTCCTAGTGTAATGGTTGTTGATCCTTTTGCAGAATATTGAGAAACATATTTGATATATTCTTTTTTAATTTTTGGAGCGTAGTTTGTTTGTAACTGTTGTAGAAATCCTTGATACATTTCTACAATAATACCAGCATCAATTACTACATTGTTTTTTGAATCTCTGATCTCGGTTGTTTCCCAGTGTCTAGGTTTGTTTTGATCTGCACCATACTTCTTATCAATAAACCTGTCAAACTCATCTGATGTCAATGGCCACATGCTGTTAGTATCGACAATATTGTTTAGAACTAAAATAGTCCAAAACCATTCCGAATTACCATACTCTTTATATGCAATGCTATCTGGAGTTTCTTGATCTTGAATTGTGTACGGTGTTGAAGATGCATAAATCGCATTGAAACTATCTCTTGTACGAACCTTTCTAAAAATATTTTTAGAAAGTTTATATTTACCAGCAACTTTAAAGTCTGGATATAAAAAATTTGGTATTGAGTCAAAATACATTTTAGTAACCTCCAGACTCTACATCTTTACCAGTAAGAATTTCAGTCTCTTGAAACTGAAGTGTTAAATTATAAGCAACTGGATGTGGATCTGTTCTATTTACCATATGAGTCGCCCACACATTATCTGGTGTATATGATACCTGCACACTTTTGCAGATGCATGGTTTGATTCTTGGAAGAGATGTCATTTCTCCACCACCAATTGTTTTCCATGATAGATTGTAAATATTTGGAACCTCCAACCATCTATCACTTAGAGTATCTCCACCGCCTGCTTCACCAGATATAGTAGATGCAAAATTAGGCAAAGCATTTTTTCTTAGGATTTTAATAATTTCTTTAATGCGTAACTGTTCTGCTTCACTTCTAGGAACTAGTTTCCATGTAAAGTCAAATGATCTCATACCAATACCCTTGAACACTTGTTCGGTATATGGGTTCATAATTTTTCCACTCAATCCTTGAGTCAGACCTTCTTGACTCAATGTTAAACCAGTTTTCTCAGTTAATGATTTGACAATATTCATTACAACACCAACCTTACCCCCCCTAGCCATGTCCTGGATCGCTTGGGCGGCACCTGCAGAATCTCCTTGACCAATTTCTTTTGCAGCTTGTACCAATCCTTTTCCAACAGCACCCATTGCTTCAGCGGAGTATTCAGGAGAGTCTGTATAATTTAAATTATCTGGAACTGGAAGTAGTACTGTCCCCTCACCTTTGCCAGAAATTCTACTTTGAATATTACTAAATGAACCAATAATTATAGACCCACCAGTTGCGACAGCAGTAGGAGTAGTTGCATTTCCTGGACTTACTGATAGTGCTTCTGCAGTAGGAACAAATTTTCTAATATCTATTTGTAGATAATCATAAGCACTGGTTAGGTTAGCAGGCCACATTGGTTGTGTATAGGGTGATCTGCTTTTTGAATATGTCTTAGAGGCAGTTGCCATAAATATTTCCTAGAGTGCTTGAAAACTATACATGAATACTTTGAAAGGAAAATTTATTCCCAGAAACACATCAAAGTATCGTGGAGATTATCGCAATATTATTTATAGATCTTCATGGGAATTAAAGTTCATGAAGTATTGTGATTTGAACCAGAATATTTTGGAGTGGGGTTCTGAAGAGATTGCGATTCCATATAGATCACCATTAGATGGAAGAGTTCATAGGTACTTTGTTGACTTTTATATTAAAGTATTAGATGTAAATGGTGACGTTCAAAAGTATTTGGTTGAAGTAAAACCAAAAAAACAAACAAGAGAACCAAAAAAACAACAGCGAATGACTAAATCATATATCTATGAAGTGACTGAGTATGTAAAAAATCAGGCCAAGTGGGAAGCCGCAAGAGAGTTTTGTGAAGATAATAGAATGCAGTTCAAAATAATCACAGAGGACGAATTAAAGGTATGAATCAACTACGTGGTGGAGATTCAGTTACCAAGAATAGTAACCTAACTATCTTTCAAGAAGTTAATCAACTAGCGGGAACCGAACCAAGATCATATTCTTGGTATAGAGATACGGTAAGAGCTGTTGCAACTACCCATGATGTATATAGTACTATGGGTACATTAGAGGATACAATGATACCATCTAGTGGCGAACTGTATATGTTTGAGTATAAAGCAACCTACGCAACTAAATTAAAATATTATGATGAGTTTCCTTTGGTCTATGTTTTAGAGGGTGGAAAAAAATTTTATGGTGCAAATTTACATTATCTCAATCATAGATCGAGAATGAATGTAGTACTGGGATTGGAAAATGGTAAAGCCAAATTTCCAAAACAATGTTATCATTATTACGTATTGAATGGTCTAGAAACACCACTATTCAAAATAAATAGAGCAGATTATAAAACCGCCATATTTCTTCCCGTTGAAAATTTTGTTTCTAGAAGAAAGGGTATGTACCAACAATACAGTAAATCAGCCGTCTGGGGAGAAACAAATCAATGAGCATAGAACAAATTTTAGGAGTAGATATTCTCTCAAGTGAACTTGAGATGACTAACTTTTCGGAGTTTAAATCTGCAGTTCAAACATATGGATTCAGTCTTAATAATTTTTATGACGTTATATTTGAAATTAATCCTTCATCACAGCTCTATAGAACAATTGTAACTCAATTCTCTGGTGAGTTCGGTCAGACTGTAAGTAATACTACCAGACTGATGAGATTGTATACAGACGAATGTACAATCCCAGGTATTCAAATGTCAACAGGTGAGTATAGAATTAATAATTCTCCTCAATTGAAATATGCATATGGTTCAGTGTTTAGTGAATCGTCATTCTCATTCATTATGGATGCCAACTCTACAATTAAAAAAGTATTTGATTTGTGGACTGCATTTATGTATGGGTATGCAATCAACACAAATATTGATTTGACTTCAACGCAAGCTTTATTGAATACTGCTAATCCAAGATCTCATAGATTGAGAACTAGGTATCGTGATGATTATGCAATTGATATTATTATCATCAAATACGAGAAACCGCCAAGCAGTAAAAAGAATTTCAAAGGTGGAGTTGGATTAAAGACATTTAAGAAGAAAGATATAATTCCAGATTATCCAATACCAATTTCTGCTAGTAATATAGATGAAGAATCTAGATTTTACAAAGCTGTTCCAGTACATGCAACTAGAATGTTCAGGGCATTTCCATCCAACATTGCATCAGTTCCATTGAATTCTGGTGCATCATCACTGAATAAATTATCAGTTACATTTGAATATGAAACTTTTACAACTAGTGCTTTAACTGGTTCTGGTAGAGTATTTGGAAACATTCTAGATCCTGTTAATGGGTGATAAATAACCATAGATAATTATTTCTATATCATAAGGAGTTGTTATGCCTTTACCAAAACTTTCTACGCCAACATATGAGTTGGAACTTCCATCAACTGGTCAAAAAATTAAATATCGCCCATTTTTAGTTAAGGAAGAAAAGATTCTACTTCTCGCAATGGAATCTGAAGATGAGAAACAGATGACTGATGCAGTTAAAACAATTCTAAAAAACTGTATTCAAACTGCCAAAGTTAAAGTTGAAGATCTTGCACTCTTTGATATTGAATACCTATTTTTAAATATTCGTGGTAAGTCGGTTGGCGAAGAAATTGAACTAAATGTCACCTGTCCTGATGATCAGACAACAGTTGTTCCAGTATCAGTGAACATTGATGATATCAAAGTAGAAAAGAATCCAGAACATTCTAACATTATTGATTTGTCTGGTGGTGTTTCTATTGTGATGAAATACCCAAGTATGAATCTATTTGTAAAAAACAACATCTCCACAAATCCAGAAGTTGATGATGTGTTTGAGATTGCTGGATCATGCATTTCTCAAATTGTAGATGGTGAGGATGTTTACGAAGCAAGTAATTTTTCTAAAAAAGAAATTACAGAATTTCTTGAAGGTATGAGTACACAACAGTTTATGAGTTTGCAAAAGTTTTTTGAGACTATGCCAAGACTATCTCATAAAATTGTTGTTAACAATCCAGAAACTGGCAAAGATAATGAAATTGTAATTGAAGGACTTGCATCTTTTTTCGCATAGCCCTATCGCATGAGAGTATTGAAAATTTTTATAAAGTAAATTTTACTCTCATGCAACATCATAAGTATAGTCTTACTGAGTTGGAGAACATGATTCCTTGGGAACGGGAAGTATATGTTCAAATGTTGATAGAATATATTCAAGAAGAAAACGAAAGACAAAAATCAAGGATGAATCAGTAAGATGCCATTACCAGCAATAGGAGCAATATTATCAGGTGTAGGTAGGGCCGCCGGTAGTGCAGCAATGAGGGGTATTGCTGGTGCTGGTATTGGATCAGTTAAAAATATTTTTAGTGGAAGAGGAAATCAAACATCTCAAAATATCGAACCAGCAACTAGTTATAACGTAGTAGAAGGATTTGCAACTGCTGTTAAAGGTGCTGGCGGTGGCGGAGGTGCGATTGTACCGACAGGTGGTTCTCCACTAGTTAGTAGAAAGACATCTGCAATTGTAAAAGCAGGTGGCGGAAATAGTATAATAGAACAGTTGCAATCAATTAGATCTAGACTAGATCAACTTGTAGAGATAGAACTTGCAGCTAAAAAATCTCTAGAAGATCAGATCTTAAAGTATGTTAGAGACTCTGAAAAGGATGCCAGATCAAGTGAACAGGACAAACAAGAAAAGTCATCCAAATCAAAGTCGAATGTAGAGAAGAATCCAGTAGTTAAAGCAGCGAAGAAAACTTTCCGTGGAATATTTGATTTTATAAAAGAACTAGTAGTACAGTTTATTCAATACAAAGTTTTAGATTGGTTATCAAAACCAGAGAACAAAGAGAAGATTAAGAATACAATACAGTTCTTTATGAATTTGTTCAAAGTTTTGAAAACTTTGTATGATATTATTATTGGTCCGCAATTAAAATTAATGGGAATGATGACCAGTTTACTTGCTGGTGGCATCAATACTTTCTTTGAGTTTATTGGTGGAGTAGTAAACTTCTTTAGTCTGAAATGGTTGCCTGGGTTTGATGGTATAATTGAGACGATAAAAAATATACCAAAAATCTTCACTGAGATGATTCCGAATGCAATCAATGGAATCATTAACTTCTTTACGAAAACTTTATTCGGTGCAGCAGAGGATGAAGGTGAGAGAGCAGTAAGTGCTGCAGTCGGAGAGACACAACAGAAAACTAATCCAGTTGTTTCAGCGACAGCAGAGGCTGGTCAAAGTGCAATTGAATCTGTTGATAAAATGGATTTCTCTGGGATTGGTAATGCACTCGGAGGAATAGCTGAATCAATAACAAATCCAGTTGCATCAATAACAAAATTTGTTGATGGAATGTTTGCTGGTCCAACAGATCAACAAACACCTCAATTAAAAGAGGGTGGACTTGTAGGAAAATTTAAGAATGGTGTATCGGTAAAACCATTAGATGAATTATCATCAGTTGCTGGTGTTGCTGGTGCTCTTAAAAAGAGTATCAAAATGTTTATGGAATTATTGACTATGCCAATTAGATTGGTTGGTGCAGCAATGATCGCTTTGATCATGCATACTGTAGGAAAAATTCCAGGAGTAAAACCTTTCTTACAACCAATAGTTGATAATATTGTTTCCATGTTTAATCTTCCACCATCTATTGCATCGATAGTAAGTGGACGTACTACTGAAACTCCAGTTAAACAGAAAGAAAAGAAAAAGAAAGAGGAGACAAAACCAAAGACACAACAAAATCCAAGTCCTTCTCCTCCACCACCTCCAACTTTACCTCCTCCAGATCAGAGTGGAGCAGTATCAACTCCAGCAACTACAACATCAACACCAGCTGCAGTCTCTGCTGGAGTAACTGGATCTCCAATGGAACAGTGGGCAAAGAATTTTCCAAATTTATCAAAGAAGGTTGAGTTTGGACAATCTGGATTCAATGAAATCCAAAATGTAATGAAACCAAATCTATTTGGAGATGTGAGTAAAACTGCTTTTGGAATGAATCAGAATATTCTTGGTGATAATAAAGGTGGTTGGATTGATGGACCTCAAAGTGGTTATCCAGTTTCATTGGATGGTGGTCAATCTACTGCATTTATTGGACATGGAACAGAATGGGTTGGGTTTAAAAAATCTGGAGGAGGTAAAGCAAATAGTGCATATGTAGTTCCTTTTAATACACCTGCAACTAGAAGTAACGGTGGGTTGACACAAAGAAGATATGCAGAGGCTGCTCGTGGTGGTTATCATCTTCCATATTCTATGGGTGGAAAAGTAACTAACAAAAGAGGATCTGGTGATGAAGGATTAAATACAAAGACATCTGGCGGAACTGTAATTACTTCTAGGTATGGAACTCGTTGGGGAAGATGGCATGCTGGAACTGATATTGCTGGTGTGCCGATTGGTACTCCAATCAAAACTTTGACAGGTGGTAAAGTTTTATATGCATCTAGTTACAGTGGATATGGAAATACTGTTGATCTTCAAGTGTCCCCAGGAAAGGTGTTTAGATTTGCTCACTTAGACGGGTTTGCAGTAAAGACAGGTCAAGTAGTACCAGCAGGATCTTTGATTGGCACATTAGGAAATACTGGAGTTGGTACTGGTCCACATTTACACTTTGAACATCGAACCAAACAAGATTTTGGCAAAGGTTCTTCGATGGACCCAGAACAAACTGGAGCTTTATCTGAAATTTCTGTTGGTGGAAAACCAATATCTGGAGTCAAACCAGATGATACATCTTCATCATTGGATCAAACAATGCAATCTTCTGATCAAGAAACTCAGAAGAAAGACGAACCATTTGTATTTGGAGAGGGTCACTTAAAGGACATTCGTGAACTTTATAAACTTCTTAATCCAGGAACAGAACCACCATCTTCAAAATTACAAGATGTGCAGACTGAGAATTTAGTTGGGGCAGCTGCCCCTTCGACTATGGTTCCTTCCGTTGGCACCACTATTATCGATGCAAGTTCTCAATCATCTATGAATACTTCAGTAGCTACTAGGGAAAATCCACTAGGAAATACATTACCAACTAGTGGTACATGGTCTATCTTCAAAATAAATCTATAGGTAAACTAATATGGATTTAAGATCAATTGCACAATCTGGGGTAGACCCATCTACAGGAAAATACTTATCTAAGGAAGAGAGAATTGCTGCCTTTAGAAGGGGCATGTCTAGAAAACCTAGTAGTGCAATTGTAAAGAGAAACGTAGATAGTGGTGATGGAGGAAAAGGTGGTGCTCTTGTAAAGGTACAAGAGATTGCATTTATTAAAGAGTTAAAATTAACTACAAAATCTGCCACAAAATTATTCAAGATACGATCTGAAAGAGTCAGACTTGAAGAAAAATTTGTCTCTACAAAAAGAAAGGTAGAAGAAAGACGCAAAAAGAAAGAAGAAGAGCAAGAAATGGAGGCAAAGAAGCCTTCTGGTGGAAAAAACATATTTAAAAAATTCATCAATAAAAATATAGAGAAAGCAAGTCTAGATCTATTTGGGTTGCTTGGATCTATTGCAACTTATGGCATACTTGATTGGATGTCAAAACCAGAGAATAAAAACCAAGTTGAATTGATGGTCAGAATATTTTCTGGTATATTTAAACTATTTGATTTCTTTGTTGGATTTGCCGTAGATAGAACTATGGGCGGATTCTTTAAACTATTTGGTGGTAGTAGTATACTAGAAAGAATCTTTGGTTTCTTTGAACTTGCATTTGGTATCTTCTTATTCAAAGGATTCTTAAGTAGAGTATTCAATCCATTAAAACTAATTGGTGATATAAAATGGATATTTAAGAATGCGGGAAAATTTGTAGATCTCTTTAAGGCATTAAGTGCTAAAAATTTAGGAAAAGCATTTGATACATTAAAATCAATCTTCCCTAAAACTTTGAGTATATTTAAACAAAGTTTTGGTAGATCTGTTAAGAGATTGATGTTAAGAATATTTGGTAAAGGTATTACCAAATTAATTGGACCTCTGTTTAAACAAGCAACTAAGTTTCTTGTTAGACCACTTGCTCAAGGAGCAAAAAGAATTCCTATTATCGGGGGACTGCTTGCTGTACCAATCAATATGTTCCTTGGTGATCCAGTAGACAAAGCAATATTTAAAGCAGCGGGTTCTACTCTTGGTGCAATTGCAGTAGGTGCATTGGGAAGTATTATTCCTGGCGCTGGTACAATATTGGGTGCTGCAGCTGGTGGACTACTAGGAGATTTTCTTGGTGGTTTCTTATATGATAGAATTGTTCCAGGACTGAAAGGAATTTTTGGTAAGAAGGATCAACCACAATTAAACACTGGTGGTGTGGCATCTGGTCCAGATACTGGATATCAAGTTACGTTACACGGAACAGAAGCAGTAATTCCAGTAAAGAAATTTGCAGAAGTTGCTTTAGCTCCATATAAATTAGTTGGATCAGTAGTCATTGGTGCTACAATGGCTGTACTAAGATCGATGGGTCCAATTGGACAATTATTGACACCTATCGCAACACAATTATTCAGTCCATATATTAAACTATTTGGTATCTCCACACAAACTTTCTCATCTGGTATTGGGAAACAGTCTGATGAAGGAGGTATGTTTATCAGTGAATCTTCCATTTCTGATTATGAAGAAGAACAAATAGATGAACCAGGAAAACCAACTGGTAAAGGAGGAGGAAGAAAGAAACCTTCTAATGGAGACAAACCAGCTCCAGTACCTATTGGTCCAATACCTCAGGGTAAGAGTGCAGATTTCTGGACTCTTGCTGCAGTTGCTTCCGGAGAAGATGGAGATCCTCAGGGTCAAGCAGACGTTGCTCAATCAATCTATAATAGACTAGCTTCTGGAGCT